TGGTCACATAGCTACTCTAGCTAATAAACAGGGATACGCGCACGCTACTAATTCATATTACGCTAAACAACTAGGTTGTAGTAAAACCACAGTAAGTGGACATGTAACTACACTTGTACAACTCGGAGTAATTAGATCGCAAGTTATTCTTAAACCTGGTACACAACAAGTAGCTGAAAGAAAGATATACCTACAAGACAGGGGTATTGAGGAAAACGTTAGTACTAAGGAAAATCTGAATAGCCCTACACAGGAAAACCTTAAGGGGCCTATTGAGAAAAACCTTAAAGGTAATACTACAAGTATTAATACTACAAGTACTAATAATATAGATGAAAGTAAATCTAAGATATTCTATAAGTTGGTCAGTGTATATCCTCCCAACCGTATTGGTAATCGGAAGCACGGTCTAGAAAAATTTAAACTACTCGATACTTCAGACTGTAAACTAGCGTTACTGAATCTACAAAGATACTTATCACTTGCAGGACAATACGTTAAGTCCTTACAGAACTATATCGATCAACAGTGTTACTCAGAAGCCTGGTTGACAGCGGAAGAAGAAACAAAACGTAAGCGTAACAATAAAACTAATAACAACCACAACTTTAGTGGAAAATACTAATTATGAAAAAGAATGACATCGGTATTCCTATCGTTACAAGGAAAGAACTCAATCTGATACTAGACAGAATAGCCAGTAAGGGTGCAGCCAAGGGTATACTCATTATGGGTAAACCAGGTACAGGTAAAACAACTATTGCTAAACAGTACTGTCCAGACATGGTCAGCTCTAATCAACTGGCTACTCATTATATGTTAAAGGGTATCGAAGGTTTCGTTAACGCACAGGGTCAGTTAATGTACCCTACACATGCGATCGACGACCTAGGTACTGAGGTACTACCATCACATTATGGTAATCGATTAGATCTGATTACGTATCTAATACAGACCGCGTACGAGCAATCCAGAGCGTTTAAAATGTATACGACTAATCTTAACTACGCAGAACTTGTAGACAGATATGGTGACAGGGTCGTGGACCGACTAAAAGAAAAGTGTTACTTCTTTATACTAGAAGATACCACATTTAGAACAATAACTCAAGCAGAACAGATCAATGAAGACTTACAATAATTGGGGTTGGGTTAAGCCCACACAGCACAAGAACAACATGGCAGATATATTCTCTGAGGCCATTGACGATACGCCACGCGCAGCAAAGCAGTTAAAGCAATTATGCCAATGGGTAGACCAATTGGTTGAAAACTACAACTCTAAACAAACTGAGTGTGATAAATAATACATGGAGATAAAGATAAGAGTTCCTCACTGGGTCAACACAGACGACGAGGGTATATGTATGTTATTCGCATTCCTACGTAAAATCGGAATAGAATATAATATACGTAATAAGGCCCTTGATGTATATGGTTATGATATTAGAAGAATCCTCGACCGAGAAGAGAATAATATCCATGATTATATTGCCGACTATGTAGATCATAAACACTGTAAGATTGCCAAATTAAACCGGGAACACTTTGTATTTACAATGAAGAATGACATGGCTAAAAAAACCCGTATAGTACTACTAAAGAAACACAGTAGCCACGTAAGATGGGCTTACCTTATGGGTTGCAGTAACTATAATCTACTCGAAGAAGATAACGATGAGTTAATCCTAGGCCGTCCACAGTATACCGGTATGTACAGGTTAGAGAGGGACGTCTTTGAATTTAGTAACCGTAATAGCAATGATACCTAAAAGAGAATGGAGAATCATTGGCCTTTACTTTACAGAAGATGAACAAACCCGTGAAGAGTTCAGGGATATTATGTTCTCAAAGTATATGGACCAAACGGATGGAGACATGCAAGAAGCGCTGGCCCTAATGGCATGGCGGTTACAACAGGCACAAAGCCAAGAGTCGTATGAAGAATGTGCGATCATAAAAGATATATTAGACGAATTTGAATACCTTTCTAGATAAACAGTACGATGACATAATGTTGATGGCCAAGAAGATAACTAAATCACATGCTGACTGGGAAGAACTCGGTCACTATTGTATTGCCCAGTTTGTGGAACATGAGCGAGCACAAGAACTAGTAGATACTGGTATGGCCATGAAGTTCTTATCAGGGATGATGTACCGTAACTTTTGGTCCAAGACCTCACGATGGTACTACGAACATAAACAACAGGGTCGTATGATCCACAACGGTTGGGACAAGCCTGAGAATGCCTATATTGATCATATACAAGATATGCCTTACGACCAACACACTGATGACGTTATAGAATCTATACTAGGTATCATTGAGGATATGAAACACACTGAGGGTGAAGGTGGTAACCGAGATAAGAAACTATGGGAGATCGCCACGTATTTAGAACAATGGTGTGAACTCAGTAACTATAGTGAACTCTCACGTCGAACTAGTGTACCACGTACAACTATGTCCCAAGGTGTGACCGAGGCTATTAAATACATAAGACAAGTACTAAAAAATAATAACATTAACTATGATCCTTCTTAAAATAATTGGTATGGCTGCATTCGGCCACATGGCTGCTGACTTCTTGTCACAGTTTGACAGGCTACCGGCCAAACCGTTCAAGTGTAATATGTGCCTCACGTTCTGGCTTAGTATCGGACCGCTCATGTTACTCGATGGTGCTACTGGTTTCCTAATGGCGTCCAGTGCCGCTATAGTATCAGAACTAATATATAAACTATTAACAAGAATATGAAAGAAAAAGATCTAACACTAGAACAGGCGAAGTGGATTGAGGCGAATGCCCAAATCTTCAAGGTAAGCCTACGACTAACACCAGAGCAATTACAAGGGGTATTTGACATTTACAATTATGTATACAGTGCTAACAAACCCAAGACTTCATGTGGTAGGTGTGTCGATAACGTAAAGAAATCCGTATGGAGTCACTATCAAAAAATGAATATACTATGAAATCAAGAGAAGTAGAAATCGGTGGTATTACTTACAAGGTGAGTGCTACTACTAACGCAGGCCTCGAGGCAGCTGTCAAATCGCTGACTAAGTCACTAGAGCCAAAACCTAAAAAGCGTTCTAAGAAGGACGACGATAAAAACACAGAACCAGAGCATGTTTAAACCAGGACAATCAGGTAACCCGAATGGTAGACCAAAAGGTAAACCTAACAAGACTACTAAACATATCCGTGAGGCATATCAGAAGTTGACCGAGGATAACCTAGACAATATGTCAATATGGTTAGCCAGTATAGCAGCGGACGATCCTGCCAAGGCCATGGATACTATGATTAGACTGTCAGAATATATTCTACCTAAGTTGGCGAGAACGGAACTTACAGGCCAAGACGGCGATGATCTATTTAAGAACATCAAGTTTGAGTTTGGACCCGATGCTAACGACGAAGCAGGTAGAGACATCCCTGATATAGAAGACTACATGTAATGATATACACCGGCTTTACACCTCACCCTAAGCAGCGTGACATGGTGCAACAAATTATTAGCAGCGCAGCTAAGCATCATGTCGCCTGTGTGGGTAGACAGTTTGGCAAATCACTCATGGCCATCAACCTCTCTCTGTATTGGATGATTAATGATGGACCGTGTAAAGTCTTGTGGATTAGTCCGGTTTATAGTCAATGTCAGAAAATTCAGAAAGAACTAATGCAGGCTATTGGTGGCTCTGGTATTGTAAAGCAGTGTAACTACTCTGATAACTTTATTAAACTAAAGAATGGGTCAGAGATACTATTCAGATCCGCTGAGAAGTATGACAACATTCGTGGTCTTACAATAGACTATGGTGTACTGGATGAAGCCGCCTTTATGAAAGCCGATGCATGGAAAGAGGCGATACGTCCAGTCTTTATGGTACGTGGTAAGAAGGTATGTATAATATCGACACCTAAAGGTAAGAACTGGTTTTACGATCTGTTCCAACTGGCAAAGTCAGAGGACTATGATAACTATGTAGCATACACAGGTAGTTCGTATGACACACCATATATTGCCAAAGAAGAAATAGAAGACGCTAGGCGTACGCTACCCGAAGCTGTCTTCCAACAAGAATATCTAGCTAAATTTATCGACAGTGGCGGTGAAGTCTTCCAAAGTCTAGACAACAACTGGTTTACTAAATGGCCTCGCGCGGAGGGCAAGGTCTATTGCGGAATAGATCTTGGTAAACAGGAAGACTTCACAGTTGCCACTTTTATGGATCATAAGGGTCAAGTCATTGAGATCTACAGAAACCAAAAGGCCGAGTGGACTACAATGACTAATGATATACTTAAGCTGGTTAAGAAGTACAACGCTACCGTTATGGTTGAGGTTAACTCTATCGGCGATGTTATATTTGAGCAAATCAAAAGGCAATGGCAGGACACACATGCCTTTGTAACCTCTAGTAAATCTAAACAGGAAATCATCGAAGGCCTGATACTAGATATGAATGAGGTTAATGTTGCAATACCACATGTCAGTCTATTTGAGCCGCTTGTAAGAGAGCTAGAAGTATTCACGTATGAATATAATCCTAAGACTAGATCGATACGTTACGGCCATCCCAGTGGACTACACGATGACTGTGTAATATCACTGGCAATCACTAATTACTGTAGAAAGCAGAATAAACACTATGGTGAGTATGCCTATATAGGGCGTCGATAATTCAACCCTAATAACTTTTATATTTAATTATATGGAACTGATAATTAACAAAGTAAAGTATAACTACCCTGAGCGTATTACAATTGCTATGTGGCAAGAGGTAATGCGTTATGATTTCCAAAACCCAAGTAATTGGGCTGATATAGTTCACATTGCTACAGGCGCAC